CACTCATTTCTTTTTCAGTGATGTCAGCAGACCAAGTGTCTGTAAAGTCACAGTTAGCACCTGTACCAAAGCCGATGTCTACAGCAGGGTCACCTGATTGTTGCTGAGATAAAGCGAATACAGGAACATTTAACTTGTCTTTTACACCATCAACGATAGTGAAGCGGTCAAGTACAGCCGCTGATTTAATCATAGTATCAATAAACAAACCTGACTGACGGTTACCCCAGTCACCTGCGTTTGTTACATCAACATTATCGAATTTTAAATTTGCCATTTTATATTTTATTTTGGAAAATGATTCTTTTACTTAATTTACAATAATTACTTTTTACCGAAGAACTTGTTGATAATTTCTATCTTTTCGGGAGTAATAGCATCAAAGACTACAGTCTTGTCTTCTACTGTTTCTTCAACCTCTGGTGCTTGTTGTTCAGCAGCAAATTGCTCCTCAACCTCAGCCTCAGTAGTTTCTTCTGTAGCAGAATACTTGTCCTCATCGTCCTTCATCATATCCTCTTCCTTTTCCTCTTCCTTCATCTCCTCTTCCTTTTCTTCTTCTTTGTGGTCGGGAGTATGTTTCATTTCTTCTTCATCTTCTTCTTTAGCCATATCGCCCATAGAAGAGATGTGCTTTTGAATCATTTCGATAGCGGACTTTAACTCATCCACTCCTGCGAAACTTTCTTCAAAAGATGTCAATGCTTCGAGAAGAGATGCGTTCTCATTCTCCAAGGCTTCAATTTTAGCATTGAATTGGCTTACTGTAGCCTCAAATTGAGCCTCCAATTTACCCAACTCTTTTGCAAAAACAAATTCACTCATTTGATTTTCTTTATTTGTTGGTTTAATATCTGCCTTAATCTCAATGGAGAAACCATTTATCTCCCCACTTTTGATTGAGCTAAACAATTCGTCAGACTCAATTTTAGCCTTTACGAATACTGTACCGTTTGGAAGGTCGTAACCATAGTCCTTAGACTTATCGTTATCAGATTCTTTCATCCAAACTTCAAGCATCACCACATCTTCAGTATCGTGTTCGTGGTTGATGCCAAATGCGTTAAACAACCCTTCCTTAGAATATTTGTACATAATATCACGGATAGTATCTTCCGTGAACCGTACATAGTAATATCCCATATCAGGACTGTGGCGTAGGATTTCCTTGTTAGGAATCATAATAGGCCCTACAACTTCTTTTCTTTCATCATTAGAAAACATTTCTATTTTCTTAACTTCATTGAAGTAGATAAAGTTTTCCTCAATAGCAGGTTTGTCTACCAAAGAAATCTTGTACATCCCTTGTTCGATGTCATCTAATGTTATATCAAATAATGGTAACTTATCCATTCTTTTTACTTCTTTTGTGCCACTTAGGTAGCAAATCATTGTCTTGTGTGTACTTAGGGTTAGACGGCTTACCGTTCTTTACCAAGTACATAAATGCGTTTAGTCTTGCCAATCCCCATTGTACCGCTGAGGTAACCTTTGGTGAGTGGGATGTATTAAAAGCACCCATACCACGAAGGACAACACGCTTTGCAGCTGCTGTACCAATCTTTTTGTCGGGATACTTTTCATTGTGCTTACTAACCTTTGAGTTTATAGACTTAATAATCTTTGGAGAAAACTTTCCACCCTTTCCAACACCTTTAGGATTCTTCTCAGGAGTATCACTCTTAGGTGCTTTGGGAGATTTTTTAATGCTACCATCTTTTCCTTGAGTAGCGTAATCCTTTTTCTCCTTTGGTTCTTTAACCTTAGCTTTGCGATTCCCCCACGGGACATCAGATACTGTAGCACTTGCCTTAATCCGTCCTTTTCGGATAGACTCAGCTTTTTTAATCGCCCAGTTAACTCCGCTTGTGCCACCCCATCCAAGCCAAGCAACATAACCTCTATCTTTCCAAGGCGTACTCTTATACTTAGGGTCAATTTTAGCATTCTTGCGATGGCGGTTAAACGCAGCCATTCGAGCAATAGTTTCATAGGATAGCTTGCTTTTTGAGGCTAATTGGTTTGCACGAGTCCACCCCACAGAAGTCATTCCTTTAACTTCTTTGCCGTACTTCTTTTTCCACTCAAGAACTTTCTTGGCGTTGTTTGATGCAGATTGTGGGTAGTCGTTGTATGTAGCCATTGTATTAATTTACAATTATTGTAATAATCCCTGTATAGTCAAGTAAGCATAGTCTTCAAACACTTCCCCCTCTACATTCTTAACAAGTATACTTGCAGCATTTATCCTTGAGCAGTTTAGTGTTTTAACAAAGAAATCTAAAGAAGCTAACTTATCTACGCTAACCACCATATCAAATTCTATGGTAGGGTTTTCAGAGTACTTTACCTTTTCGTTTTGAGATATTAGGTCGTAGTAGTCTGTTGTGTTACCACTCTCGTCCTCCGCAAGTAGATTGTACCCTGCGGTGTTGTAGTGGAATAATCTGCCGTTAAATGTGTGCAATGCCCAGTCCTCATATATCTTTTGGGTAAGGGTGTATATGTTAGGTCTGTGGGTGAAGTTTACAACCTTTGGTCTTTTCAACCTTGTCTTGTATATAGGCTTATCTACATAAGCAAATCTTACACCTACATCTTGGTGCTTGGTAAATAGGTTTTTAGTGAATCCAATCTCAGCCTCTGATATAATCTTGTTTTCTAAGTTTTGGTTGTCGGGATTATCTATAGAGCTTCCACAAACAGATTTGTAGTATATAGAGGAGTCTAACTTAATCTCAATATCATTAGTACCGTCAGCATTTATTTCTTGTGTGGTACTTCCTGTGGTTACATCATCTCCATCCTCATCATCAAAGAACAGATTAAAGTCTTTATTTTCTATTACAAGGTTTTTAACCCTGCTACCACCTATAGAAACCTTTACGGATTTAAGGTCATCAACCATACTATTGATGTTCTCAGTACCTGTTCTTACCAAGTGTAAAGGGTCTACCCTAAGTATATTTTTATTAAGGGAAGAATCATACTCATAAAACAAACCACATCCAAACCTCTTGCATATATCAACTAAAACTTTGAAAGGCGTTACCTTAGCTGTATTTTCTAAGGACTCTTTTATATTAGTTTCGTCATTAATAAAGTAAGGATTGTAATTGGCATTTGCTACAAACTTTAAGTCCAGATTAGCGTAGTCGGGTATCCTTGTGATTGCCTTTCTTATGTCTGCTGTTGTGTAGTTAAATGTATTTGTTTGGGTGATTAACCAATGGCTTCCGTGACTAACTGATGTCACCCCTACCTCAGCCCTAAGCTCTCCATCAATAGGCTCTATATAATAATTAACTCCGTATCTTGATTCTGAATTTATTTCTATTTCTAAATCAGAAGGAATATATAAAGCAGGGACTTCTTCCCATACAAGCATATCTTGTACTGTTTGATAGTTAGAGTCAAACACTACAAACTCAGTAAAGTCTTCATCATAAAAAAATTGATGTGTAGGAGAAGACTGATGACTTGTCTTATCACTATTACCTTGTTGTACCGTTGCATCAGATGCGTTGAGAACCACAGCATCACCATTAGAATCTTCCAATCGCAACTTCTTGATTTGATAACCATTTTCATAAATACCTATAAAAACACCAAATGTCATTGTACTGTCTTCGTGTGTTTGTTTTATCTGATAAGTCATTCTATCCTCATCAAATATAGGAATTTCATATTGTATCTGAGCCACTTCCGCAAAAGCACTTCCCGAAAGGTATGTTATGTCTGCATCAAAAGACATATATGGAGCAAAGTATCCCCTTTCATTTCCTGCTCTACCATCCTGTCCGTCATCGGGATATGGTGCATCGGTAACATCAAGGCCGTAAGCAGCCCCCACTGTGTTAGATATTGTTAGCCCTCCCTCACCATTAGTATGCGTACCATAGTTTCCAAATGTTTCGTTGTGATAAAACCATTGAGTAATTATTTGTTTTCTAATGCTGTCTGCATTATTTATACCCGACATATTCTCATTTGTGCCTACCCAAAATGGTGCTTGGTTCAAGTGAAATTCTCTTGTCTTTACATCTTTATCGGCCTCAAGCTTACAGGGCAAAACCATATGTAATTTCTCAGGCTGAAAGTCTTCTATGGCTGATGTGTGATTTAATCCAAAAAGTTTAGAATCTACACGAGTATTAAATCCTTCGAATGTTAACCAATCACCTATTGCTGTAAGAAAGTTTTTCACAGAGAACACTGGCACGATTCCTGCCCTATCCATTCCTACACCGTACTCAGTAAACTGCCTTGCCGCATAACCAAACTTTCCGTGTACATCGTTGCAAAAGTCTACAAAGGGAAATATAATTGGCCTGTCAAGAGGGTTTTGGTTTAGTATACCTCTCTCACCACCTGCTGCCACGCTGTTGGTTAAGAAGGTGTTCATTGTTCTGTTTTGTCTATATATAGTGCTTGTCCAACTGCTCGCATATTTGTCGTACACTTCAGCAAGAGTTGTCTCTTTTAAATCGCTAATGTACTTTGAAACAAAGTCTTTTAGCAGTATCTCAATGTATGGTTCATTTGACAAATATTCTATAGAACGAATATTCATCATACCTTGCAAGGTTGTTGTAGCAGAACCGTAAACACTTATCTTAAAGTAGTAATCTTCTTTTGGATAAGCTGCGACTGCTGAGGTAAAAGGATTGTACCCAAATACACTTATGTTTGTGTCCGTTAAGGGAATCCTCATATCTGTGGAAAAAGGCACAGCAACCTTGTTTACATCTAAAGAGTCGTAAAAGTCAATATCGTAATTTAACTGTTGGTTAGGAAACAGGTCAACGGGTTCAAAGCCTGTAGTGGGCTGTGTACTAACTTCTAATTTAAAAATCATATTATCGTGTTGCGATATTAAACTCTAATGAAGACCTAAACTTGTTATTGAAAAAGTCAAACTCATCGTCTCTAAAAGAAACCTTATAAGCCACTTCTTTACAGGTGTCGGTAAATATAATGTTGTTGGCAAGTACTAAATTCTTCACAGACTTATTAGCAGTGTTCTCAAAGAACTCTCTTCTTTTTGAAGATATTGTTAAGCTGTAATCAACAGATGTTTTATACACCAAGTAAGAATCGGAATACAATCCTTTACTAATATTGGCTGCGATTCTGTAAGAATCTACATCATCATATACCAAATCACTTACCCCTTCCCAATACTCACCTGTTTTGTTTGTAATGGTAGCAGGTACATTTTGGTATATCTCGCTATCAAACTTAAATGTCCTTGCAGCACCATCGGTGCAGTAAGCATAAACACCTACTGTATCACTTATGGTTATGTGGATAGCATCGCCAGTATCAAAGCTTCCCGAAGATAAGGTTATAACTTCTCCCGAAACAGTTCCGCTAAAGGTTTGGTTTATAGCAGGGTTGTGTAAAAAATTGTAATCACTCATTAGATTCTATCGTTTCTATCTCTTAGTCTTCTTTCGTTTTCATTAGACCTCAAATCTTTAGAAGATATAAAGGCTCTTACAGGTTTACTTGAGCTTATAGCTGTTGATGTGGTAGCTTCTGCGATAGCCTTTAGGTAATTTACACTTTCGTTGTTTACAGCGGAAACTAAACCACCCGATTGGAAATATGTTTTGCCGACTCTTGGGTTGGTCTTTTCTGAGCCGTTGATTCTTTCAAGCAAGTCTCGGTGCATAGCAGTAGCCTTCTTGTTTACAATAAACTCACCACCCTCCATCTCATAACCTGCTTGACCTTGCACAGTAAATGGAACACCTCCTGACGAATGGCTTGGCCCATTGACCATACCACCACTCTCGTACTTCACAGGGAAGAACTTTCTACTGTTTATAGCTGCTACTTGAGCTACCGTTTGAGCAGCAATAATAGAGGCACTAAGGACGGCTCTTAACTGTGCGGTTATAGGCTCACCAGTCTTATATGCCTTTATAAAAGCTGAAGCAGCAGCAGCAGTACCATCAATGATAGCATCATTCCTATCTTGCTTTT